CTGGAAACCTTCATTGAAGTGGCTTCCACGGCGATCCGCGAGCCTGAGTCGGCGGCGGCCACCGTTCCCATCGTGCTCGAAGTCCCCGGTGACCTGATCAGTGGCGTCAAGTGGCTTCAGTTCACGTCCGAGTTCGACGCGATGGCGATTCAGCTTCGGGACGAGGCGATCCGCCGCTTCGCCACCGGGGCTGACGTCCCGGCGGAAGTGCTGCTGGGGCTCGGGGACGCGTCCCACTGGGGTGCGTGGGCACTGACGGCCGAGGCGCTGCGGATGGGCGCGGAACCGAAGCTGGCCCTGGTCTGCCAGGCGCTGACCACCGAGTGGCTTCAGCCGCTGCTGGAAGGCCAGCCGGACGCTGATGAGTGGCTGGTCTGGTACGACACGTCCGGGCTGCGTTCATCCAGCAACAAGAGCGCGAGCGCGCTGGAAGCGTTCAAGGAAGGGCTGATCAGCGACAAGGCGGCCCGCCGTGAACTCGGCTTCACCGAGAAGGACGCACCGGGGGCAGCCGAGGCACGCCGCGCCCGTGACAACCGCACCACCGACGAAGGGAACCTGCCCGTGAATGAGACTCAGGCACCGCCGGCCGAACCGTCCGCGACGGGCCCCGAACTGTCCGCCGCGATCGACACGGCAACGAGCCTGTCCCTGCTGAATCCGACCGGCAACGCGGTGCTGGACAGCTTCACGGCGGACACCAGCGCCGCACTCGCGGAAGCCGTAGACGGTCTCGTGTGGGCCGCTCTCGGGGTGGCGGGAAGGAAGTTGCTTCTGACACCTGCCGTGCCGCGTCCGGCCCGTACAGCGGCGCGGGAACTGCTTCCCACGGCCACCGTGCACACCCGTCACCCGGTGCCGCGCGAGAACATCACGGCGCATCGGCTGCTGGAAGGCGCGTGGGTCCGGGTTCCGGACGTCGCGGCCCGGTACGGACAGGACCCGCTGGCCCTGTCCGCCGCGTTGGACGAATATGTCAGTGCGCTGCTGGTGACCGGCGCGGCCCACGACTTCGACAACGTGCCCCGGCTGCTCGCGCAGCTGAAGGTGGCCGACCGTACGGCGGTGACGGCATGACTGGCGCCGAGCGGATGTGCCCCTACTTCTGGGGGTCCCACGGGTGCGACCTGGCGGACGCACACGAAGGTGATCACGAATGCCACCTCGGCCATGTCGATCAGGGCGATAATCCGGTGACCTGCCCCCGTGGACATTCCGACGTATTCCACGGAACGACGCATACACCCGAGGCTGTGACGGCATGACTGACGAGGAACTGGAAGCACTGCTGGAAGAGCTGGAAGCAGGCTTCCGCGAGGACGTTCAGGCCGCTCTGACGCTCACCGCGTCCGAGTTCGCCGACGCGGTGGCCGCATCGACAGAGCTGGTGGCCGCCGCGTTCAGTGTGTCCCGGATCAAGGACATGTGGACTCGGCGCGTGCCGGGACTGGTCCGGCGGCTTCGCTCGCTCGCGGGACGTTCCGCGCTTGAGACGGCCGAGGAACTGGACGAGACGGCCCCCGCGCCCGAGGAACTGAACCAGCAGCTGGCCACGTACCTGGAAGCCACCACACTGCTGCTGGACGCGGTGGGGGACAGGCTGGCGACCGACGCGACACAGGCACTGGCCACTGGGGTCGGTGCCGGGGACACGTTGGCCGAACTGAAGGCCCGGATGATCGCGGTGTTCAACGACGCGGGGGCGCAGCTCGGGCCCGTCCGTGCACAGCGGATCGCGCAGACCGAGTCAACCCGCGCGTGGAACGCGGGCGCGCTGGCTGCTGCCCAGGTGCTCACCGGTCCGGACCGCCCGTTGGTGAAGCAGTGGCTGACCCGCAACGACGAGCGGGTACGGCAGGCGCACCGGGATGCGAACGGCCAGCTTCAGCTTCTGGACGAGCCGTTCGACGTGGGTGGTACGCCGATGATGTACCCCGGTGACCCGTCAGCCCCGGCGGACCTGACGGTACAGTGCCGTTGCATCATGCGGGCGGCAGCCCCGGCCGTCCCCACCGACGAAAGGACCGCCAGCATGGACCAGGACGACGACCTGTCAGCAGCCGCTGACGTGCATACGGGCGCGATGATCGCGCTGATTCCGAGTGCGGCGGATGCCGAACGCATGGCGTTCGACGGCGGTGAGGCAGCGGACCAGCTTCACGTGACGCTGGCCTACCTCGGGGACGCGGTGGACTGGACCGACGCACAACGGGTCAACCTGATCAACGCCGTGGGCCGCGCGGCTTCGTGGCTGTCCCCGGTCCAGGCACGCGCGTTCGGGGTGGCCCGCTGGAACAGCAGCGGACCCGAACCGGTGTGGGTGTGGAACATCGGGGACGACAGCGAGGCGGACTCAACCCGGCTGTCCGACGTGCACCACGAAGTCAACTACCAGGTGGCGGACCTCGGGTACGAGCTGCCCGTGAACTTCACCCCGTGGGCCCCGCACGTCACCGCGACGTACGGCGCGGCCGATCAGGCGGACCTGGACAACGGCACCGGGCCCGTCCGCTTCGACCGGGTTCGTATCGTGTTCGCCGGTGACGCGACCGACTTTCCGCTGACGCTGGCCGACGTGCCGGACGACTTCGCGGAAGAGCCGGTCCCGGAAGCCGCCCTGGACTCGGTTCCGGCGCTGGTCACCTGGTCCACCCCCGGTGACACCGCGCTGGCGTTCGAGAACCAGCAGACCGGTGACGGCCGCCTGTTCACGCCGGGCGCACTCTTCTGGGACGGTGCGGGACCGTGGCCGCTTCAGTACGCGGACGAGATGCGCGGCGGCCACGACGGTGCAGAGCTGGCCGGCGCCATTCACACCATCGGCCGTGACGGTGACCGCATCCCCGGTGACGGCGTCCTGTACCTGACACAGCAGGCCGGGGCCGAAGCCGCGCTGCTGCTCGCACAAGGCGCCCCGCTCGGTGTCAGTGTGGACCTGGACGACGTAGACCTTCAGATGGTGGACGCCACCGGCGGCGAGTCGTTCACCACGCGCCTGATCACCGCGTCCGTGATGCGCCTGCCGGACGGCGGGTGGGCCGTGGACGGCGAGACACAGCCGGTTCTGACCGCGTCCGGGAAGTCGTCCACCGTGCTCGCGTCACAGCGCGTTGCGATGCTCGTTGCAGCAGACGGAACGGTGCCCGCCTCGGTGCTCACCGCAGCGGCCGGGCAGCCGGACGCGGCGGACGGCGTGGTGGTGGACGAGCAGCGCAGCGGGGACTACCTGGTACGTATCACGCGCGGCCGGGTGCGGGGCGCAACGCTAGTCACCATCCCTGCGTATGCCAACGCGCGCATCGTGCTGGACAACCCCGAGCTGTTCGCTTCGGCCGAGGTCCCCGAGGACATGGCGGCCGCCGCGTCGCAGTCCAGCGACTACGACCGGGTGCTTCGCCACGTGCGTCGCAGCAACACCCCGGTTGGTGCCGCGCGCGTTGCACAGTTCCTGAAGGTGCCGTTGACGGCAGTGCACCGGCATCTGGCCCGCGCGGCGCAGCGTGGTGAGGTGGTCCGGCTGGCGCGCGGTCTGTACACGGACCGCACCACATCGGTCCGGGCCGACCACGTCATGACCGATGACCGTCTTGCGGACGGGGACGATCGCATGGTGGCCGCAGTCACCGGCGCGGTGGACCTGCCGGTTGCCGACATGGACACCGAGTGGGACGGGGACGCGGCAGCAACCCGCGTCTTCGAGTGGGCCGGCGAGGACCCGGGCATGATCGGCGACGCGTTCGCGTACCGGGACGACGCGGCGGACCCGCTCTCGAAGGGTGCCTACAAGCTGGGTTACGCGGACGTCATGGACGACGTGCTGACCATCGTGCCTGCCGGGGTGGCCGCAGCGCTCGGTGCGCTGAACGGGGCCCGTGGCGGGGTGGACCTGCCCGAGGACCAGCGCGGTGCGGTCCGGGACCGGCTGGAAGCTGTCCGCACCCACGTGATCGAAGAGAACGAGGACGACGACATGGAAGACCTGACCGCCAGCGCCTGGAACGCCATGCGCGACCTGCCGCCGATGCCGGCCGCGTGGTTCACCGAACCGACCGTGGACGAGTTGCCGCCCGGCGGCCCCGGGGTCAACTACTCGGGCGGGCGCATTTTCGGGTGGGTCGCACAGGCCGGTGAGGCTCACGCGGGCTTCGCCAAGAAGGTGACGATCGACGGTCTCGGCCGCATCGACACGAGCCACTTCCTTCGGCAGCGCTTCACCCTGGACGACGGGTCCACCGTGAAAACGGGCACCTTCACCATGAACGCCGGGCACCACCGGGACGGTGCCGAGTGCGAGACGGCCGCGTGCCAGTTCGACGACACCCGGACCGTTGCCGGCGTGGTCACGGTCGGCATGAACGAGCGTGGCATGTGGTTCAGCGGTGCTGCCGCGCCGTGGCTGTCCGAGTGGGACCGCACGGTGTTCATGGCCACGCAGCCTAGCTACCACATGCGCAAGAGCCCGTCCGGCACCTGGCAGCTTCGCGCGGTCCTCGCGGTGCCGGTGCCGGGTCACTCGTCCCCGCTGCTGGCGTCGGCGGTTGTCGAGCGGTCCCAGCTTGCGCTGACCGCGTCCGCCACGGTGGCCACGGTGGAAGACGCGCTGGCGTCCGTGGCGGCCCGTCAGGAAGCCGAGGACCAGCAGACGGCCAGCGCCACGGTGGACGTGACCCCGGAACTCGGGGACGGTCTGGCGGACCTGGTGGCGGCAGCCGTGGAAGCGGCACTGGACCGGCGTGAGCAGCGGAAGCGGGACGAGGCGGACGAGCTGGAAGCGCTGCTGGCCGAGGCCCGTACGATGGACCTTGACACCGGAACAGAAGGGAACTGACGCTATGCCTTGCGCCTGTTCAAAGAACCGGGCCCGTACCACGGGCACCGGAACGCCCGCCCCCTCGGGCACCTACCGCGTCATGGTGAGCGGCCGTCAGGTGTTCGAGAGCAGTGAGGCGGACAAGGCTGATGTAGTGGCCGCGCGCTTCGCTTCGGCTACCGTTCTCGCCCCCGGCGAGACTGTCTAAGCAACCCGCCCGGACCTGTCCACGCCAGCAGCTATCATGTGCGGTAGCTGCTGGCGTTAGGCCGGGTCCCTTTCATCCGAGAAAGAGACTGCCACGATGGCCGACATGTACGAACTGCCCGACGACGTCACCGCGCTGACGGACGAAGCCCTTGACGGGAACCTGGCGGACGCGGTCCGGTCCTTCCAGACCGTGTCGAAGACGACCGTGGTCACCCCGCAGACCCTGCCGAACCTGCGGACCCTGAAGGCATCGATCCAGGCCCTGAAGGACGAGCGTGCGTCCCGCACCGCTGCGGCCGAGGCCGCTGCCGCCGAGATCGACGCTCTCACCGCTGACGTGTTCGGCGACGAGGTGGCCGAGGACGTCACCGCGTCCGCCGAGGCCGACACCACCACCGAGGATGTGGACGCGGCGGCCGTCACCGAGGTGGCCCCGGCTGAGTCCGAGGTGATCGAGCCGACCGCCGTGGTCACCGCCTCGGGCGTCCGTCGCACGTCGCTCAACCTGGCGGCCGTCCGCGCGAAGCAGGCCGGCAGCGGTAGCGGCCTGTCCCGCTACCTCGCCCCCGAGGTCCCGGAAGGCATCGAGATCATGGCGTCCGTGGACGTCCCCGGCTTCCGCCCCGGTGAGGTGGTCGAGCTGTCGGACATCACGGACGGCGTCATGCGGCGCGCCACCGGGCTGAAGACGGCGGGCGGTGGCACCGGCCTGGTGGCCTCGTACAAGCTGCCGTTCCCGGACGAACTGGTCGTGAAGGACTCGTCCTCGGCCCCCGAGGGGTCCAAGGCGCTCATGCACGCGGCGGACCAGCGGCGGCTGAACGGCGGGGACCTGGTGGCGTCCGGCGGCTGGTGTGCCCCGTCCGAGACGGTCTACGACATCACGGACATCGCCTGCCCGGACATGCTGTGGGACCTGCCCGAAGTCCAGATCAACCGTGGCGGTCTGCGGTTCTTCCGCACCCCCGCGCTGGACGTCGCGGCGCTCACCTTCGTCCACACGGAACAGGACGACATTGCGGGGAACACGAAGCCCTGCTTCGAGATCCCCTGCCCGGCGCCGATCGACGTTCGTGCACAGGCTCAGGGTGTCTGCCTGTCGGCCGGCATCCTCACGCAGCGGTTCTTTCCCGAGCTCATCGACTGGTACGTCCGCAACTCGATGGTGGCGCACGAAATCCGGATCAAGTCCGAGGCGTACGACACCGCGCGCGCCGCGATCATCGCTGCGACGCCGACCCGCGCCGTGACGGTCCGGGCTTCGTTCGCCGCGTTCTCGGCCGTGTACGAGGCGGTGGCCCTTCAGGCGGCCGACATGATCGAGCGCTACAACCTGTGCGACAGCACGCAGCTCGAAGCCGTCTTCCCCTGGTGGTCCAAGAACCTGTTCCTGGCGGACCTGGCCCGGCAGGACGGCGTGGCCCTGGAAGACCTGGACGAGTCGCGCCTGACCGCCGCGTTCGCCCGGCTCGGGGTGAACGTGCAGTGGGCCCGTGGCCTCGCCCCGGCGGTGCCCACGGACATCGGCGGCACCACGCTGGCCACCACGTGGCCGGACGCGGTTGAGTTCATGATCTACCCGGCGGGGAACTACCAGCTGGGACGCGGCCCCGAGGTCAACATCGGGGTGATCATCGACTCGGTCACCGTGGCCACCAACGATGAGAAGATCTTCAGCGAAGAGGCTGTCATGCTCATCGACCGCCTCGGCCTGGCGCGTCTCGTCACCGTGGACGTCTGCCCGAACGGTGAGGTGGGTGCCCGCAACACGGTGGACATCTGCGCCGTGACCCCGTAGCAGCGGTCCGCCGGACCGGAACGGCCCCTGTCTTCGCGGCAGGGGCCGTTCCCTTTGCCCCGCTAGACTGGCAGCGCCACCCAAACAGGAAGGGGCCACCATGCCCAACGCAGGGATGCGCGCACTCGTCCCGCCGATCGCGTCCGATCCGCTGCCCAACGGCCTGCTGGGCGGTTGCGTGGACGTCGTCACCACCACGGACATGCACGAGCTGAACGGCACCGACATGATCAGCATGTCGTGCGCCAAGTCGAACCCGTGGCAGGACTGCCCGGCACCCGACCCGGACAACATCCTGACGCCGTGGGTCAACCCCGCCGAGAAGCTGTTCGACCGGCCCGAGGCGTGCTCGTTCGAGCCGCTGACGGCCTACGCGGGTGTCGAGTGCTCGACGTTCGGCATCAGCTTCCCCGAGGCGCAGTCGCGCGCCATGGAACAGTTGCGCATGGGCGAACAGTTCACGCTGGAAGCGTTCTTCATGCAGCGCGGCCTGGCAAAGATGGCGCTCGGCAACGACCTGACGCCGGCTGGCGGTGCGGTTCACGTCGTCAGTGCCATCGGGCTGCTGGAAGACTGGCTGGCCCGGAACTTCAGCGGCAGCGGTCTGCTGCACGTCCCGGTGGGCGCGGCATCGCTGTTGTCTACCAACTACCTGGTCCCGTTCGCCTCGGACGAAAACTGCCCGAGCACTCTGGCCGGCAACGGGGTCGTCCTCGGTGCGGGCTACTCGGCCAGCGTCGGACCGTACACGGCGCCCCAGACACCGGGTACAGCAGCCCCGGCCGGTGAAGCGTGGCTGTACGTCACCCCGCCCCTGCGGATCCGCCGCGACGCACCGAGCCTTGCGCTGGACGCAGAGTGGCAGGGGGTCAACACCGTGATCAACGACCGGCGCGCGGTGGCCGAGTCCACGTTCGTCGCGGAAGTGTCCTGCTGCATCGCGGCGGCCGTCCGCGTGTCCCTGGACCCCTGCTTCTGCGGCCCGGTGGCGGCATGACCGACTTCGTACACATCGAGCCGGCGGACGATCAGCGGCGCGCGTTCGCGCGGTGGGCCCTCTCGCAGACGCCGAAGTTGCAGACGTCCAGCAGCACGGGAACGGACGTGCCGGTGGACCTGTACCCGGACGTGCCAGTGGAACTGCTGGAAGGCGCGTTCGTGGACGGGTACCGCTACGGCGGTTCAGCGGCCCCGCAGCCGGACGCGGGAACGACACCGGCCCCCGGGCCCACCACGGCCGCGAGAACGTCACATGCGGCCAGCAGCGGCCCCGCAAGGAAGCCGCGCAAGAGGGCGGCCCGCAAGCCTCGGAAGGCGGCCACATCGAAGCTGACGGCCGAACAGCTCGCGGACGAGGCCGGTCCCGACGTCGCAGCAACGGCGGACGGTTCGAGCAGCGCGGACAGCGCGAGCGAGTAGCACCGTGGCGGCTGCGTACCCGGATACACTGGGTGCGCAGCCGCTGGCGTTAGGCCGGGTCCACCAGACAGAAGGGATCCGGTCGTGAGCTGCGACCTTATTGCCAACCTGGACGTGGTCCGTGTGACCCGCGTCGATAACTGCGGACTGCCCATCGCGGGCGAGAACGCGTTCGTATCCGAGTGCGTGGCGTCCGTCGCCATGAACCCCAACGTGGACGTGTCGGATGACGTGATCTACCGCGCGGCCAACGGCACGCTGTGCGGCGTGAAGCGCGGCTGCCCGACGCTGCTGGGCTACGACCTGGAATTCAACTTCTTCCAGGTCTCGCCGCAAATGACGTCCGTGCTGACCAATCAGCCCGAGGTCCTGGATGCCAACGGCGAACTGGTGGGCTTCGACGACTGCGCGATTCAGTGCGCGGGTGGCTTCGCGCTCGAATTCTGGGCAGAGCTGGTGGGCCAGAACTGCACCGACACAGGCGCGCAGCGGTACCTGTACGTCCTGCTGCCGTGGGTCAGCAACGCGTACCTGTCGGACCTGTCCATCGGCAACGAGGCTGTGACCTTCCAGCTGGTGGGCAACTCGAAGGCAGGCGGCCGTTGGGGCGTGGGGCCGTACGACGTGGTTGACACCGCGATCGCACCGGCACCCCCGGTCGCGGGCCCGATGCTGACGCCGCTCGGGGACACCTGTCACCGCCGGATTCAGGTCGTCACCATCGCCCCGCCGGTGCCGGACCCCGCGTGTGACTTCGTCACGGTGCCCGCGCTCGGCGCGTAGCAGCGGCGCAACGGGGCGCAACGCTTCGGTGTTGCGCCCCGTTGCACCACCCGCAGCAACCGCGAACTGCCGAAGGAAGGAACACCATGCCGCTGTCCTCGGGGCTATGCAGCCTGGACGGTTGGGAACTGGACCCCGACTGCATGAACATCCCGGACGGGACCGACCCTGCGACGATCGAGAAGTGGCGGCAGGTGGCGGCCGAGCTGCTGTTCGCGCTGACCGGCAACCGCTTCGGCCCCTCGTGCCCGGTCGTGGTCCGGCCGTGCCTGAAGAGCTGTTTCGACGGCTTCCGCTCGTTCCTGTTCCAGGGTCAGCCGGTCATGTCCACGGGCCCGTTCGTGCCGTACATGCGCGGTGGCCAGATGTACAACGCGTCGTTGTGCGGCTGTTCGGGCGGCTGCCAGTGCGGGCCGGAACTCTGTGAAGTCTTCCTGCCCGGTCCCGTCTACGACGTGGTCAGCGTGGACATTGACGGCGAGACGGTGTCCCCGGCCACGTACGGGATCCTGGACGGACGCTTCCTGGTACGCAGCAGCGCCACCCCCGAGGACGCGACCGGTGGGACCTGCTGGCCCGGCTGCCAGGACATGTCCCTGCCGACCGGCAGTGAGAACACGTTCACGGTGACGTACCGGACCGGAATCCCGCTGCCCGCGATGGGGCGTGCCGCGCTGTCCGAGCTGGCCGCGCACTACATCCGAGGCTGTGCCGGCTGCGGTTGCGGCGCCACGGCGCAGAAGAACCTGTCCCGGCTGTCCCGGCAGGGCGTGGACCTTCAGTTCGTGGACGCTCAGCAGGTCCTGACGGACGGGCGCACCGGGCTGCCGCTGGTGGACCAGTTCATTCACGCGGTGAACCCGGGCGGGCTGCCGCGCGCCATGCGGGTGTTGTCCCCGGACGCACCGAAGCCGCCGCGTATCTGGTACTCGGGAACGGGGTCGTGATGGCGCTGTCCATGCTCGCGGTACATCAGGCCGCGCAAGATCTGCTGACGTGCGTGTGTGAGGCACTGGACCGCATCCCCGAGCAGATGACAGGGCTGGACGGGTGCCCGTGCCGCACGGGCGTGGTGGCGGGCGTCCCGGCCGCTGACGGATGCGACGGTGACTGTTCGGCCGGACCCGGCAAGTATCCGGGCCAGCTGACCGTGCACACGGTGCGTACCTACGTGGCAGAGCTGCCCGCGTACACAAACCTTCAGGCGGTCCGTCTGGACGGCACAAACTGCGGGCCCAACGCACTGACCGTGGTGGACCTGATGGTCACCTTGTGGCGTTGCTCGCCGGGTCCGACCGACGAGGGGTGCCCGCCGTCCATGGCGGACCTGGAAGCCACGGCGATTCAGCAGCATGTGGACATGATGGCGGTCACTCAGGCGGTAACGTGCTGCTACCCGTCCACGGATTCGACGCGGCGGAAGGGGCGCCGGTACTCGCTCGGCCCGTCTACGGCGCTCGGCCCGCAAGGTGGCTGTGTGGGCTTCCAGACGTCTGTCACGGTCGCACTGGACGGACTGGCCGCGCCGGTCCCCGCCGCCCCTCTCGCGGGCGTACAGCCGCTTTCGCTGGGCAAGCCGTAGTGCCGGCCCGGGTAACGATCGACCCGTCCCGCTTCCAGCGGCTGCTGTCCGCCGTGGGTGGTCCCGGTGAACGGCTGCTGCGGCGGAAGGCCGAACGGGTGGCCGCGCTCGCGCGCCGGTACGCGACGCCGCACGGCAGCATGGCGGACGGAATCATTGTCGGCCCGTACGCGGACAAGCGGATAGAGGTGATCAGCACGCACCCCGCCACGCAGTTCGTGCACGACGGGACGAGGCGGCACCAGATCAGGCCGAGGAACCCTGCGGGCTACCTGCGGTTCCAGGTAGGCGGCCGAATCGTCTTCGCGAAGGTGGTGAACCACCCCGGTTACCGGGGTGACCCCTTCCTGACGAACGCGTTGCGTGACGCGGGGTGACGCTGCGTACCGCGTGGCAGAAGTGGGCAGAAACGAGCCGAGAGAAACCGCAGGTCAGAGACTTGTGGCAGCTGGAACTAAACCTTTCGTATTAAGCGGGTATGTGGTCAGGCATGGGTGGCACTACGTTGCGCGCGGGCCCGCGTACGGAAGGTGACACACCTGCCACACCACAAGTGTCTCTATACGCAAAGGTTGGTATTGGCTGCCATAAGTCTCTGACCTGCGATGATGTGACGGCCGTTTCTGCCCACTTCTGCCACGGTCGCGCTCTGCCACGACTGGTGACGCCGCGTCAGCCGTTTCTGGTCGCGGGTAAGCTGAGCACAGCAACCGACGAAGGGGCCCCGATGCGTGTCACAACCCGTCTGAAGTACGGACTGTTCAGGCTGTTGGGCGTGGTCAGCCCGAGCGGCGCTTACCCGCTGCCACCCCGGTGGGCCCTGAACGCCACGGGCAAGCACCGGTTCTATGACGCACCCGACTGCACCGGGGACTGCTGCCCGTGGAACCGGCAGGTTGCGGGGTGCCGCCTGGCGTGCTGCAACCTGAAGCCGCAGACGGGCACGTACGGGGCCCGCACGGTCCAGCGGGTCCCGGACAACGTCATCCTGCTGCGGGGCCGTGAGAGGGGCGACGAGGCGTGCTGACCGACTACGCCAGTGCCAACGGTACCGAGGCCTGGAACACGACCCGGCTTCAGGCGTACCTGCGGAACGTGGGCAGCCCCTTCGACGGGGGCCCGGACATCTGCCACTGCCCGAGCCTCACCGCCGAAGTCCTCGGGGCTGAAGGCCCGTACACGACCCCGGACGCCGTGGTGGAACCCGCGCCCTGGTACGACCCTGCTGTCCCCGAGTCCGCCGAATTCCTCGGCTTCATGCCGCTGACCGTCTCGGGCACGGACGACAACCCACGTCGCCGTACGGTGAGCACAGCCGTAGGCGGTGGCGGTGTCTTCGGGCCGACGCGCGAGCAGCCGCGCAACATCGTGGTCACCGGGGTACTGATCGGCGCCACTTGCTGCGGCGCTCAGTACGGGATGCAGTTCCTGTCCGAACTGCTGAGCGGGTGTACCGGCGACTCATGTGACGGCGACTGCTTCGCCATGTACAACTGCTGCCCCGATGACGGGATGACGCCGGTCCAGTTCAACGCCGCGCACCGCCGCACCTTCCGCCGCACGTCCTTGGTGGACGGGCCCACAGAGACCGGCCGGCACGCCACGGGTGACTGTGCCCGTTCGTCGTGCGCGGCCGGGGCGGAACTGATCGAGGTGGAATTCGTTCTGGTGGCCGCGTCCCCGTGGGCATGGACCGACCCGATTCCGGTGCTGGAAGTGACCCCGCCGATCGCGGACCAGGACGAGTGCGTGGACTGGTGCCTTCCCGGTGGCACCGACCCGGATCACGACTGCGACCCGTCCACGTGCCTGTTCCAGTCGTGTGTCACCCCGGGTGACCCGTACGCGGACCCGCGCACCGTGGTCCCGCTGCCGCCGCAGCCGACCGTGCCGGCAGGCAGCTTCTGCGCCCCTCTCGTCCCCGAGCGCGCCTGCTATGACATCGACCTGTCCGCCCGGCCCCAGTGGGCCAGTGACGCGCCGCTGGTTGAGATCTACGCCGGTGCGTACGAGCTGCGCAACATCCGCGTCACCTGGTACGAGAAGCCGGAAGGGTTCACCGGCACCTGCGGGGACCTGGCGGACAGCAACTTGTGCAACTTCGTCCAGGACTTCACAGTCACCTACGTGCCGCCGCGCGGCACCCTGACGCTGGACGGCGCTATCGGGCGCGCCGTGGTGACGGCAGGGGGACAAGGCTGCCGGACCGCGTCCACGGCGTACGGGAACCAGAACGGCGGACCGGTCAGTGTCACGGACCTGACGTGTGCCACGTACTGCGTGTGCATCGAGACGGACAGCGACTCGCCCCCGGCGGCGGACGCCGTGGTCCGGATCAGCGTGCTCGGAAAGGGGTACTGATGGCGCTCGGCTGTGCTACCCACGGGTACACCATCAC